ATGACGTTTTGCTGGTATGGGTTCAGCTGTTCGACGATGTAGTTGGCGTCGGCGTCCATGACATCGGCCTGGAAGCCAAGGATGTCTGCGCCTGATATCTGGGTCTGCCGCTGGATCTCCTTGGCGGCGCGTTGGATATCGCCAGCCTCGGTCGCCGTCTGGAAATCTTCGAAGCCCGTGCCCAGCGCCTCCAAAGTCGGCACATTCCCCAGATCGACCATGCCAGATCCCGATGAGGCGTTGACGGCGGCTACCCGCTCAAGGGCCGTCTTCATGGCGGTGTTAGCTTCGTCGCGGCGCTGTAGGCGGGCGAACTCACCCTCCAGGCCGGTCAGGCCTGCTTGTGACGTTTGCAGGGTTGCCTGCATCCTGGTGACCAGGGCCTGCGATTCCAGCTGCTGCGCCTCGCGTTGGGCTTGCAGGCCTGCCAGTTGCGCCTGTGCCGCCGCATTGGCTTCCACCGCCTTTGCCTCGGCTGATGCCTGTGCAATGCTGGCGACAGCGGACACCGCCGACATTGCCAAACCAACTGCTGCCATCGTCATGTTTATTGTCCCACGCTTACCTTGTATTCACACCCCAGGAGTGTGAAGAAAAGTGGATTGGTCTGGGTGAACTCCAGCGCAGCCGTCTTGGAAAAGCCGAGCAAGGGCCCGGACGATTTCACGCCCGTGAAGGTGTCCACGCTTTCGTCGAAATCGGAACTGTCGAACGTGCGAAAGGTGACGCTGTTGCCCGACACCGAAATGTTTTGCGTCAGGTCGAGGATCAGGCTGGCGTCGATGATGCGTTTTTTCTGCCCAGTGATTGGGCCCGATGACAGCTTGGTTTCCACGGGCAGCGTCTTGACCTGAACCGTGTAGTCGAGGCCGAACTCTATATAACTGGAGGCTGGCCTCTCAATCGTCGCCACGCCGGACGCCGACACGGTATTGTCGGCCAAGACGATGTCATCAGCGATAACGCTGACGCTGGTGCTTGGCAGATGCGTCAGGTTGCGGGTTTCCGAAACCGTGCCGAAGGTCACCGCAGCGTTGTCCGCAGGCGAAGATGCGAGAGCCGCGGAAAGCGTCAGCGTGGATTTGAAGGTTGTGCCCGTGCCGTCGTCAGCCAGAGTTGTCGCCGACGANATCGTACTTGTGCCCGTCACACCGGCAACCGTGAAGGTGTCACCGGCCTGCGGCTGCGCCGTCAATGCATCGATCTCCAGAGACGTACCCGACTGCGCCGCGCCCCTCACCAGCGGAGAGCCGTAGTTTGCGGGCACAACCTGTAGCGCCGCATCAGTTGTGAAGTCAGCGTCGAACTTCTCGACGTGATAAACGGTTGCAGCGTTAATCGTTCGCTTAACAACTACATACATGTCGGTAACGTCTACACCGACGTTTTCGAACGTGCCCGATGTAGTGAAGAGGCTGGGCGCTATGACCTTCTGAGACCGTAAAAAGCTGTAGGCCGTGATGCTGCCGTCCAGGCTATTGACGACCAGCAACAAGTCGCCTTCGTCGGTGGATGTTGCTTTCCGCAGCGCCATGTCGGTAGGCGTGGCGAGGAGGTTTGATGATAGTAGTGATAAATTGTTGCTGACGTAGTTCGCGGAAACGTCGGAGAACTGAAACTCGTATAAGGCCTTGCCGTTTCGATGGATGAACAGCGTACCGCTTTCCGAGCCCTGCGGCCTGATGCCCACCTTTGCGCCATGATTGGAACCACGCTTGACGGCGATGTTTGTCGGCGTGATGGGCTCAAGGTCAACTTGAGGTATAGAGAATTCTGCGCCCAGTGAGAACACTTGCAGATCCCGGCCAGAGTGAATGCCGGTGATGGCATTCAGGCTGTCGGTGGAGATGGTCGCCTCCAGGGCCTCGTCGTCTAGTGCCTGCCCCGGGTTGAAATTGAAAAAGTCGTTGACGCGGCTGGCGTACATCGTCGTCGGGCGGTCCCTGGTGCCGCCGAACCAGAGGCGCCCCTGGTGAAATGTCGCCGATCTCGGATATCCGCGGGTTCCAGACCAGACATCCTCGTAGCCGGTTTCCAGTGTCCAGCTGCCCGAGGCCATCGCCGTCGTCGAGAAAAACGGCAGTTCAGTGACGGCGTCAACGGATGTTCCAGACGTGTATCTGACGATCCGGGCTCGGCCAAGGCCGTCGTTGGCTTCGACGTACTGGCCCACGCTGCCGGATGAAAACACCGAACTGCCCGCGGTCAGCGTGATGTTTCCGGCGACGGCAGACGGCGTCAGGGTCGCAGACGGATTTGAAGTCGCCAGGGTGAAGGCATGCTGGGGCACGAAGCCGAAGGTGATTGTCGATATCGTCCAGTCGGCTGACGTTGCACCGCGGACGATTTTGCGTGGCGCCATGCCTTCCTGTACCAGGATAAGGGTGTCGGCGCTCTGAGTAAAATAGACATCAGCAAGCGTGGCTGATCCGATGCTCGTCGTCAGGTAGTCGTTGCCCGATGCATTGATGTTGGTGACGATGGCAGCGTTTCGATAGACGAACATCTTGTTGTTGACGAACAGAAGCATGTAGCTGTCACTGACGGAGAACTCAAAGGCGACCAGCCGACAGCCGTTTTCGGGGTTGTCGCCGGACGGAATGGTGTGGATATACTTTAGCCCGGGTCTGCGGCCCAAGCCGCCNTGNGGCTGAATGACGACATTCCGCGCCTTGTCGAGNGCCGAGTAATATTGGTCGATATCGACGCGGGCTCTNAGTTGCGGATCAATCTCGCCAATCGTGAAATCGGTCTGGATTTGAAATACCCGCGACATCAGCGCACATCTGTCAAAGCAAACGTCTGTATGCGGCTGGGGATCTGCCCCCGGCCATCCATGTGCATGGCCTGACGCAAATATCCGCCGCGGCCATTTTCAGCTGCCACGCCGAACAGTCGGTTGTGCCAAAGTTCTGCTTTTTCGATCTGGTCTGTGACCAGTTCAGCGAGATGCGCCGCCATGGCATAGCGCAAAGCCTGGACGAAATACGGAGGCATTGACGCCTCATCGACGCTGAACAGGTAGTCGATGACGATGGCTGTCTCATTGNTTTGCAGACGGTCGCCAAGGATTTCCCAGCCGGTGGCAACAGGGCTGGCGCCCGTCGCCGTCGAATTGTAGACGGCCTGCGGCCCGGACATGATTAGGTCGCTGGGCAGCTGGTACTCATACGTCCACTCGTTGATTGGCGTCGATGATAGTTGTGCCAGCTGCACCTTCTTGGTGGCGAACGACCAAGGATACATCGACAGCATTGTGTTTTTGGTTCCAGGGTAGAGTTTGTCGCAGACGCCAGCAATCTCTGAGCCGTCAGAAAATGACGAGATCTCGCTTTCGCCAAGGAGGTTGAGGGCGGTACTGCAAATGTTCACATCGGTGTCGCCGGTCGCCATCAGACCTCCAAAGAAAAATAATGGGGACGAGGCGGCAGGTTGCCCCGCCGCCCCGCACCTAGTTAGTGCTAGTCGCTGTCGGTCGCGGTCACAACAAGACCGTCAGTGACATCGACGACGCCGGATGCATTCGCATTCACATACGAAATACTGACCACAGGCGTTCCGCCCGATGCGCTGACGCAGAAAATCACATCGTTGACTGCTACGTCACCTGACACCGAGTCGAAGTACGAAGCCGCCCGAATTACGCTCTGGGCATCCGTACTGGTGTAGGACCATATTTGTGGGGCCGAGCCCTTGCGGCTCTGACCGCCGATGGGATTCCAGCCCGCTCTTGCAAAAGCCATTTTTTATCCTCCTTATGGATTAGGCTGCGGCGGCAGTGTCGCGACAGGTGATTTCAACGATGCCTTCGGCGTCGATGCCGACAGCGCCTGCACTGAAGAGCGCGGACACGAGCCAGGACACTTTCTCCGGGACATAGTTGACCTCGACGCGAGAGCTAATGCCTTCGGCTAGGCCGATGGCGTGTTTGTGCCACGCGAGACATTTCCTGTCGGAACTGCCGTCGATGGCCAAGCCGTTCTCGTCCATGTCGCCGATGACGATCACATTAAAGCCCATGTACTCACCAAATTGACCGCTGACCAACGGACGGCCTGCCACAAAGTCGGCAGACGTTACAGCGGTCTGGCTCAACAGCGAATTGAGGTTGTTGGCATGCATGAGGACGTACCGATCACCGGCTGGGACGTTCTTGGCATTGAGTTGCTTGTGAGCATCTCGCAGCTTGGCCTCATTCATGTTGGTGTTTGATCCGCCAATTGAATTGGCAACGGTGAGGGACGT